CAGCGTACACGAAAGCATTGGCTGGGTAGAGAAACAGAACTTAGTAACTGTTGCTTACAATAAAGGTCTTACAGGCGATACCTTGCAATCCCTTGAGTTAGATGTCCCCGCTTTAGCAGACGGTACCAAGCTTGGAAGCCTTACCCCTGCACAAGTAGAAGCCTTGCACGGCAAAGGGTATATTTTCCTTACCCAATATGCAGGCAACGCAGGCACCTACTTCAATGATAGTTTCACTGCAACCGCTGCCAACAGCGACTTTGCCTATATAGAGAATAACCGCACTATCGACAAGGCTATCCGTGAACTCAACCGTGTGCTGGTACCTAAGATTTCAGGGCCTGCCTATATTGACCCCGACACGGGCAACCTACAAACAGCAACCGTATCGGCTATTAGTGCCCTTTGTGAGGAGCCTTTGGATGCAATGAAGCGCAACGGAGAGCTCAGCGGATATAAGGTGTATATCAACCCTCGTCAACGCATTTTGCAAACCTCAAAGTTAGAAGTAGTACTCAAAATAGTACCCGTAGGAACTATGCGTGAGATAGAAGTAGCTATTGGCTTTGCCCTTAGTGTATAGTAATTTAATAATCGTTTAAAAGCACTTTAAAATGTTAGAATTAGAACCCCTTATCAACGGAAGAGAATACGGATGGGCAGATATTATCTGCACTATTGCGGGCGTACCCGTTACAGGTATTGTTGCCATAAAGTACGAAGAGGAGCAGGAGAAAGAGAACGTATATGGTGCGGGTCGCCACCCCGTGAGTCGTGGGTATGGTAGAGTGAAGACTACCGCTTCTATCACTGTGCTTGCCTCAATGGCAATGGCACTGAAAGCTAAAGCCCCTAACGGACAGCTGCACCGCATTGCCCCTTTCCCTATCACGGTGAACTATCAGCCCGATAATCAGCCCTTGGTAACTCATATACTAAAGAATTGTGAGTTCCAAAAAACACCTTTTGAATGGAAGGAGGGCGATATGCACAAAGAAGTAGAATTACCACTCATTGTAAGCCACGTAGTAGATAAAAGCATTTAATTATTATGGAAAAAGAAACGTTTATGTTTGTAGAAGACAACAAAGTCGCCGAACCTGCTACCATTTGTGGGCTATCGGCAGCCGAAATACAAGTCCTTAAACAGGAACACGGCGAGCTGGTACTGGTAGAAGTAGCTTCAGAAGGTAAAACCCACCAAGTGATTTTCAAAGAACCTACCTTTAAGCAGTTGGAGGTTATTACCAAAATAGCTAAGACAGACGAGGTAAAATCAGCCCAAGCTGCATACGTTAATTGTGTAGTAAAAGCCGATGAGGCAATTGCAAACCGCGACTTATTGAAGCTTAAAGCCGTAGAAGCTTTATTGGCACGCATACAGCAAACAAAGGCTAATGCAAAAAACTTGTAGGCTCGTTGCTATCTGATAAGGATAGTGTAGAGCCTAATAACAGAGAAGAGTGGAAAGCAGAGGCACTCATACGCACCAACTTTGGGGTAGCCCCCGAAAGCCTGCAAGCCAGCCAATGGTGCAAGCTCTATGCGCAAGCAATGTGGTTAGAACATTGGCGTATGCAAAACCAAGCCGAATTATTTAAGGTACTTATGGGTGGGTAGTTTTACCCTATCGGGGTAGGTGTTGCTATATATTAAGCAAAATAAAAATATAAACAAGCTGATGTAAATACTAACAGCCCCTACCTCGTAAAGGTTCCACAGTACAGAACTTATAACGAATACCACAAAAGATAAAGCGTAAACGAGCCAAAATAGTGCTTTCATAAGTAACAATGTTTAACACGGCAAATATACAAAATTAAAATGAATAACGCGTTTAATTTCGGAATAAATTTTAATGTGGCGGGCGGCAATGATGTGTCGGCTATATTTGTCGGTTTGTTTAAAAACATTGATATACTACAAGCTGAAATTACCCAAATCAATCAGACGCTCAATACCTTCGCCGAAAACACTACAAAAGCTATTGAGGGGGTAGCTAAAACTGTAAAAGAAAGCACCAAGTTATCTAATTTGAACTTAGAGGCGCTTCTTAGCCTAACAGATAGAGCCACCACTGCTATAGCCGACTTGTACGCCCCTGGTATCGCCCTTGAAAAGAACCTCGCCGAGCTTTCGGCTATTACAGGGGTAACGGGTGAGGGACTGAAAGCTATAGAACAGGCGGCGCGTGATACCGCTAAAACCTTTGGTACTTCGGCAGTAGATAACGTGGAAGCCTATAAGATGATGCTTTCACAACTTAGCCCCGATATTGCTAAGAACAGCGAAGCAATGAAGCTAATGGGCGAGAATGTGAATATCCTCTCTAAGCAAATGGGGGGCGATACCATAGCCGCTACTGATGTACTCAATACCTCGCTGAACCAATTCGGGGTGAGTATGGAAGATCCTATCAAGGCGGCAAAGGTGATGACCGAGATGATGAATGTAATGTCGGCAGCTGCCCAAAATGGCTCGGCTGAACTCCCACAAATCAAGCAGGCATTAGAGCAGGTGGGTATGGTGGCTAAAACCACAGGGCTATCATTTGCCGAGACAAACGCCTATATTCAGCTATTAGACCAAGCGGGTAAGAAAGGTAGTGAGGGAGGGGTAGCCTTGCGAAACGTACTGACAACCCTTTCGGAAGGTCGCTTTACCTCCAAACTTGCTGCTGACGGACTCAAAGCTGCAGGTATTAGTACCGATTACTTAGCTGATAGTAGTGTACCATTGCACGAACGCCTCAAGACTTTGCGCAAGATACAAGGCGACACCGCCCTAATGACCAAAGTATTTGGCAAAGAGAATATGGCTGCTGCCATTGCCCTTATCAATACGGCTGACGAAGCTGAAGCGATGTCTAAAAAGATAGAAGGCACTAACTCGGCGGTAGAGCAAGCAGGGGTAATTATGGAGAGTACCGCCGAAAAGAACGCACGCCTTACCGCTCAAGTAGAAGACTTTAAGATTTCTATTTTCAACGCAACGAGTGGGGCTTTTGGCTATGCAGGGGCTATAGGTAATATCATAAAAGATACGACAAACCTAATACCTTTGGTGGTAGGACTTTATAATGGAATTACTTTTTTAACCAATGCCGAAAAGCGCGCTGCCCTATGGGCTGGTATTCTATCCGTAAAAACAGCCGTATGGGCAGGCGTTACCAAGGCAATGGCTGTAGCACAGGGCATACTGAATGCAGTAATGAATATGAACCCTGTATTCCTTATCATCACAGGTATTGCCCTACTTATAGGCTATATTGTTACGGCTATTAAGTACTTTGATAGCTTTGGTAGTACAATGTTAGTGCTGTTAGGCCCTATAGGAATGCTCATCAGTGCTTTTATGATGATTAAGCGGCATTGGGATAGTATCGTCGAAGCCTTTAAATCAGAAGGTATATTAGGCGCGCTTAAGCGTATAGGTTTGGTGCTGTTAGATGTGATTATGCACCCCTTGCAAAAGATACTGGGTTGGGTAGCGGAGCTTACTGGCTGGCAATGGGCTACAAATGCCGCTGGCAGTGTAGAGGAGTTTCGCAAGAATATGAATTTAGTATCTGATGAGGAGAAAGCTAACACCCAAAAAGACGATAAGCCTCAAGAAGTAACGGTAGTAGAAAACAAAGACAGCTTTGACCTTACCAAAAATAAACCTACGGTGCCTACCGTTGGGGGTGTAGCAGCTACCAAAACAATGAATAGCACGGGGGTAGGAGGCGACAAAGGAAAAAGTGAAAACAAAGTGCGTAACCTTACCATTGGCAAGATGATGGATAACTTTAACGTGTATATGAATAGCGAGAAGGGTATAGATAAGCAGCAACTATTGCAAGCTGTAAGAGAAGTGTTACTAACTGCTACTGCCGACTTTGCAGGGGTTAATGATTGACGAATATGATACACTTTAACTTTCAACCACAACCCGAAACCATAGCTAAAACAGTAGCCTTAAACTTGGCTTTTCGCTTTGGTATGCAAACGGGCAAGCCTTTAGAGGTTAAGAAGTTTGATGGGGATATGCCTGTAACGCAGGAGTTACTCAATCGCCCTTGGCTGACCTCCTTGCGTATGAGTACCCACCACGAGGGTGAGCGTTACAGCTTATTATTCCCCGAAGTGATTATCTCGGTAACCCAACAGCGCAACATAGTAACCACTCCCCTGCAAGGGCGTGACGGCACGATTAAGGAGTATATTAGCAATGGCGACTACAGCATTACCCTCGACCTCGCTATTACCGATTATGAGAATGAACCTAACGAACAAGCTGACGAGGCATTTTTATTGCCAAAGCAGGACTACCCACTAAGTCAGTTAGAAACCTTGCGCAAACTACTCACTACTCCCGAAGCGGTGGAAGTAGAAAGCGACTTTCTCTATGCGTTCGGTATCAAGTCGGCAGTGGTTACCTCCTTCTCCTTGCAGCAGGAAACCCACAGCAATCGCCAAAGCGTACAGATACAAATGCTATCTGATGAGCCCTATGAAATAAAGCAAATACAGCAAGACGAGTATGTTAAGATTAGTAAGTAGAATAACGATAGAGGGCGAGCAAAAGTGGGTATTTACGGCTCTTTCGGAATGCAACATCGTAGAAGATACAAGTAGCCTTACCGACACTTGCGAATTGAAGTTACCCCGTAACATCAAATGGCAAGGCTATGTAAGTGAAAAAGGTACGCCCCCAATAAAGCGCGGCGACCGCATTACAGTAGAGCTCGGTTATGATGATGATTTAAAAGTACGTTTTGCGGGTTATGTGCGTTCGGTAGATGCCAAAGTGCCTATCACCATAAAATGTGAAGATGGTATGTTCCTACTCAAAACACTGAAAGCCGCGCCCAAAGCCTTTAAGAACGCTACCCTCAAAGAGATAGTGGAACACCTACTCAAGGACACGAATATCGCCTACAAACTCATTGACGACAATATACACGTAGGAGCGTGGCGTATCACCCAGCCCAACATATCGCAAGAGTTGCAGGAACTAAAGGACAAGGTAATGCTTAGTAGTTACTTTAGGTTTATTGAGGGGCAATCGGTGTTGTATATTGGCTTGGCTTACCCTATAGACAATCGAAGGAAGCTGTTTTTTAGACACGGCAGAAATATCATCAGTGAGGACTTTACCTATAGAGAAAAAGACGATATAAGGGTACGTGTAGAGGCACAGAGCTTTAACGCCAAGCATAAGAAAATCACCTACGAGTACGGCGATAAAGACGGTGAAGTAATAAAACTCCGCATAGACGGACTAACAGAAGCCGAGCTAAAGAAGTACGCAATGCAGGCGTTGGAACGCTACAAGCAAAGTGGCTTTAAGGGCTCGTTTGAAACCTTTGGTGTACCCGAAGTAAGCAAGTGCGATATGGTGGAAATCCTTGCCTCCGACGGCAATAGCGGTACTTATTTAGTAAAAAAGAATGAGATTAGTTTCGGTACTAATGGTTACCGACAAAAGATTGAATTAGGGAATGCATTATGATAAGAGAACTGATACAGCAATTAGCCAATACGGGGCAAGAACTATACGCTAAGGTGTGCGAAGTAACCTCTGTAGATGAGGAGGCTAAAACCGCCGATGTAAGTCCCTTAGACGGTAGTTCACCCATTAATGATGTGTATTTAGTAGTAGACTTTGAGAAGGGAGGTTTTTACCTACAACCAAAAGTAGGTTCGCTGGTATGTGTGGCTTTTATCAACAAGGAAACAGCAATAGTAGTAGGAACCTCCGAGTTGGAGAAAGTAGTACTTACCTTGGGAGGTTTTACCCTAAAGATAGAAGACGGCAAACTACAACTCAAAAATGAGCAAGCCGATTTTAAAACCCTTTTAAATGACTTTTTAAACGAACTTAAAAACGCAATCATACAAACCCCCTCGGGCCCTGGCAACTTTGCCCCGAATAATGTAGTGAAGTTTGAAGAGATTAACAACAAAATAAACGCACTATGGCACTAAACAAACAAGCCCTAACACAAGGCATTATCGACCTTCAGCAGGATATGCTTACCAAGACAGAGGCAAGCCCAAGAGAGTACGCCGAACGCTTAGCCTCCCTTATTCACGACTTTGTCTGCAGTGGCGAGGTAACAGTAGCTGCGGGTATCAGTGTAGCCACAGCAGGTACAGCCACTGCCCAAACGGGTGCTACTAATAGTACTGGAACGGGTACAATAAGTTAAAAACAAATTAACAATAATGATAACACTCAATTACATTTTACAAGGATTTGGTTTTAGGGACTCTCACGACTTCCTACGCTCATCCTTTGGTCACACTTTTTCAATGCTATTTATCAAGATGGACGTTATACTATCATTACTATTTGCCACCGTACACTTCTTATTTGGTTTCAACCATTTATTCCTAACTGCTTATGTAGTGCTACTTATCTTTGAGTGGATTACGGGGGTACAAGCCTCCCGCAAGCGAGGTGAAAAACACGAGAGTCGCAAGTTTGGTCGTATGCTCCTGAAAATAGCCACCTATCTTGTGCCTATCTATATACTGCATACCTTCTCGGCTAATGTAGAGTTTCCAAGTCTTGGAGGTTTTGAGTTCGACCCCTTCCATTGGCTTTACTGGATAGTACTTATAGGGATTATATGGCAACTCGTGGTGAGTCTCTTGGAGAACTTAGATTGTTTAGGCTTTCGCTTTGCTAAAGTACTGCTTAAGATAATTAATAAGAAGTTCT